TTACTTATCCGCATATAATCGCCTTCGTGCAATTCGGTTCCATTCATATCCACAAATTTCTTTGTCATGTCATATCTCCAATTTTGTTATTAGTTCTCTTTCTGGTGTCCACAATTCAAATTCCTCAGAGAAAAATCTAGGATGATCGTCATCGTCCAATATATTTTCTCCCAATTCTATAATGTTTACAATATTATCAGACATATCCGTGATTTTTCCAATATGTAATGGCGGATTATAATCCAGATCAATTCCAATTACCTTGTCGCCAAGTTTTACTTCATCGCCGTGTTTATCTTTCATATTATAGCTCCAATTTTACAATCAGTTCGCGTTCAGGGGTCCATAATTCAAATTCCTCAGAGAAAAATCTAGGATGATTACGAATATTTTCTCCCAATTCTATAAATGCCCCTCCGCCTCCTACAGATAGGTCCGTGATTTTTCCAATATGTAATGGAGGTTCCATTTCCATATCAATTCCAATTACTTTGTCGCCAATTTGCACTTCAACGCCGTGTTTGTCTGTCATGCCCGATAGTCTCCTCAATTGTGAATTCTACCAAAATCCCAGAAAAATGTCAAATTTGATTTTAAATTATAGAAAATAAATGATTGAAATTTATTTTCTATTTCGATAAGATAATAGAGAACAAATCTTTCTGTGTATGCTAAATACATATGAACGAACTTGTTCCGTAGGTTGGCCGACCTTCGTCAATTCTTTACTCTTTTTTTAATATTGATTGGAGGAGAATATCCTCCAATCATCATAAAAAGAGGTTGGGAAATATATTAAAATGAAGAGGAAATTATAATGCACACGAACTTTAGAAACAACAATATTGAATTTTATAACGGTCTTTGTGGATCTGGCAAGACTGAAAAAGCTATCAAAAAAGCAACGAAACTCGTTCGATATGGTCATGAAAAGGTGGCCTTTGTAGTTCCGTCTATTGCCCTTCAAGTATCCCTTCTTGAAAGAATTAAAACCTCCAATCCAGACATTACAGTGAAGATTATCAATAATTCCACATCTTCAAATGAGTCAACTTCAAAAGAGCTTTTGAATTTTTTGAATTCTCATCCTGAGCCATGCATTTTGATTATCACTCAAGCCCTTTTCATGTTGAATACATATTGGCAATTTGCCCATGAATGGAATCTTATTTTTGACGAAGAGATGGATCTTATTATCAATCTCTGTCTTCAGTTCAGTGATCCAAAAAATATTGGCACCCAAGATTGTGCAATAAAATTTCTTGACACTCTCATGCACATTGAGGTAAGTGAAAAATATACCACCTTTCAATTCAAAGAAGATATAAATCGTCAAAACCTCGAATTGTGGGCTAATAACGATAATATTTACGAAGCATTTCAGACATTAATCTCCTATGGATCTCGCACAAATTACACCATTCGTACAACAAATGATTGGTGGAATACTTTCAAAAACAAAGAAAGCAAGAAGCTGCCATTATGGGCTATATTTGATACTTCAAGATTTAGTCAATTCAAAAGTGTTTTAATGATGGGCGCTGATATTGAAAATAGTCATATGCTGAAACTTCTCGAAAGTCGAGATTTCCTTCTACAGCCATCAAAACACAATACAACAAATACTATGCATCAATTTCCAGTAAACATTATCTATGGATCTGGAAGAGATTCATGGTCCATCTCTCATGGGAATAAAATGTATAAGGATTCTGGTAAAACAAATTCACAAATCTATATGGATCTTATTCATGAAAATATTGGAGATGATACCATTCTTGTTCAAAATAATAAGGATAAAGAATGGAAAAAAGAAATGAACATTGTTCAACTGCCATTCAATGCAGAAGGACTCAATGATCCAAAATACATTTCCGTTCATAATTATGCAGAATCAGGTGCGTATAATTTCACACCTGAATTCATTGAGATTTTGAAGATTGAAGGTGTTGAAAACGTTGAAGCATTGCAATTTCGTCGTCAAGTAAACCATATCTATCAAGGATTTATGCGTTCTTCTGCAAGAACCAATGAAGCAAATAGCTTCAATCATAAGATTTTTGTTCCAACCAAAAAAATCGCAAATGAATTATCCCTCAAGTTCTTTGAAAATGCAGTAATAAATCAGCTTTCAAGCAAGAATTCATTTTATGATGATTTTCTTGAAACTGTGCCAGCCTTTACTCAAGTTCAAATGAATGCTCGTTCTCGCCGTAAAAAAACCCTTCTTGAAATGACTTCAGATACCAATTCAAACAATGAAATTTATATTGCATTTTTCAAAGGGGTAGAAAACAAAACATCATTTTATAAAGCCGGTTTTGAAACATTCAGCCACTTTGCTTCCTTCTTACAGCAAGGGAAGATCAACTATACTTCAAAAAATGAAGCTTTTCTTTTTGTAAATGCAAAAACGAATTCTAGTAATAGACGAACAAACGATTGCATCGATGCTCTAAACAAAGTGATCATTCTTGATATCGATAATTCTAATATGTCTCCAGAAGATACCAAAAAAGCATTGACAGGAATCAATTCCGTTATCGTTCCATCTTTCAATCATATGAAAGAGAACAAAAACAAATTTCGTATTTTTATCGAATTGAACGAAAACCCAAAAGACATTAACCACTTTCGGGAAGTGACAAGAGAAGTAGGAGAACTTGTTAGGAATTCCGTATATAATATATATAGAGAAAACCTAACATGCAATAACCCATCTTCTTTAGAACAGACCTCGTTCATATTCGAAATTGATTATTCCAGTGAGAAGGCATCTCAGCTTTATTATATGCCGGGTATTGATACCAAGTATAAGGAATATGATTTCTTTATTGAGAATAAGGGTAACGCTATTGATATTAACAAGATTGAAATTCCAAAAATGAATTCTATTCAGAGCAGTATCATGATTACCGATGCTAAGTTGTTGAATCCAATCATGAATAGGGTGAAGAAGTGTGCTCCAAAACATCGTAATGAACATTTCACCAAGATCATTGGATATATTCGGTATAATCGTGCTAGATTTGATGCTTCGTTATTGCAACAGGCATACGATCTGTGGAGCACAATCGACCCAATGCATACAAAATCTGGTTCATTTGACAAATTTTCAAGACTTGTAGGTTAACTCTATGTAAGCTAAATACTTATATGGATTATGGACATTGGACTACCACACTCGACAAATTCTACCCGGAAGATTGGGTAGGATTCACATATCTTATAACTGGAAATCTTCCAAATGGTAAGAAGATATTTTATATTGGAAAAAAGTTTTTTCAGTCCACCACACATAAAGCAGTAAAAGGTAAGAAAAATAAAAAGAAGGTTGTAAAAGAGAGTAATTGGAAAACATATTCAGGTTCCTCAAAATTTTTATTGTCTCTGTTGGAAGCATATGGAGAGGATAAATTTGATTTTGAGATTTTGTCACTACATGAAAGTCGAAGTTCTTTGGCTTATCATGAAGTATTCCTCATTGTTTCTCTAAATGCTATGAGAGAAAAGTATCCAGATGGAACAAAAGTATTTGCCAATGGATTACTTCCAACTGTGAGATTTTCATTGAAAGATGATAGCGAAAATGAATTAAAAATGAGAAAAGACCTAAATAATATAAGGGAGCAAATCACTATCGATCCTCAAATCTAAACAAAATTCGGAGTTGAAAATGACAACCTCAAATATATCTATTCACCAACTCCACAGCAATTACAAAAATATTGCTAAAAGTTTGCATCCAGATTTGAATCCTGAAAAAGAGATTGAAGAGTTCCAACTTCTTCAAGATGTATACAAGACCATTCCAATAAATTATTATACAACCATTCATATTTCTCTTCAGGAAGCATTGGATGGTTGTGAGAGATTTTATGTCTCTGAAGACAATACCAAATATTTATTGAGAATCCCAAAAATTGCAAAAGAAATAACTATCATTTTCAAAAATGTCAATGGCGATAATAGTATTGTTCATGCAAAACTTAAAATCGATATTCCAAATAATTATCGATTACATAATGGCTATCTTATTCAGAAAATAAATGTTTCGATGTGGAAATTATTGTTTGGTGGTGAAATCCTTATTGAAACAATTGATGGTTTGAAAATTCGAGTGAATGTTGTGGCAGGAACCAAAAAGGGATCGATATTCAAAATTTTGAACATTGGGTTATGGGATAATGGTCGAAGAAATCCCCTTTATATTCAATTAATTTGACAAAAGAATTAATTTTTGATATTCTTTAACCATGACAGACAAACATGGTGTTGAAGTGAAAATTGGCGACAAGGTAATTGCGATTGATATGAAATTCAACCCTCCATTGTATATTGGTAAAATCACGGATATGTCTGGTAATATGTCTGGTAATATTGATGATAGATTAGACATTATAGAATTGGGAGAAAATATTTGTGATTCTGTGAATCATCCGAGATTTTATTCTCACGAATTTGAATTGTGGACTTCAGACAGAGAACTAATAGCAAAGTTGGAAATTTGAGGAACATCTTGACAAATGAATTCACTTTTGATATTATTGAGAAGTAGCAAATAACCCAAATTCGAGGAGAATGACATGGCAAAGTATGATTTGACTAAGATGGCAGCGGCAATTGATCAAGCGTGTGCAGCAGCTTATGCAGCCGATCCCGGTAAGGATTGCCTTCCTTGTTGCATGGATCATGCAAGAATTGATGCCAAGGGCTTTTCTGAGAAGAGTTTTGAAACTTTGAAGACGCTTGTCAAGGATTCAAATTCGATCTATCTGGGAACGTATGGTGGCCGTTATATCGCCATCTGTGCCACTCGTGGTCAGGGTTACCGGCGCGAAACCATGGCGATTGCAGCATTTGCAAAGCTTCAGGAACTTGGCATCAAGTCTTCGCTATATCAGATGCTTGACTAAATAACCTTTTAACCGAGAGGAGAATGATGATGGAAGATTTCGATTATTTGGATTGTATTGAGATTGTTGGTCAGGATGTTGATTACTATCCTACCAAGAAGTATTCAACCGCCCCAACTGCAACTGGTCGTGCTCTTTATGTATCTCCAACCGGTTTGGTAACTGTTCTCATGGAGAATGGTGGAGAGTTTACTGTGCCGATTGAGTTTTTGGTATGGTGAACCATTTAGTAGATCCTGACGGAAACGTGATTGTCGTTGGCAGTAAAGTAATTGCAATTGACTCAGCCAATATCTTTGATTCTGTGATTGTGATTGGCACAGTTGACCACATTACCTGTAATGCGTTAGAAACTATAGAATTTAGAATTGTAATGGATAACTGTTCATATTTATTTTTTGGATATGAAATTTTCTATCGTTGGTCTATCGAAAAAGAAATCCAGTTAAGATTGGAGTTATGATATGTATTATATGACAGACAAACATGGTGTTGAAGTGAAAATTGGCGACAAGGTAATTGGGATTGATATGAGCTACAATCCCAATTACATATTGGAAAAATCACGCATATGTCTGATAATATTGATGATAGATTAGACATTATAGAATTGAGAGAAAATATTTGTGATTCTGTGAATCATCCGAAATTTTATTCTTATGAATTTGAATTATGGACTCCAGAACGCGAATTGATTGCAAAATTGGAGGTATGATGACAGACAAACATGGCGTTGAAGTGAAACTTGGAGACAAGGTTATTGGGATTGATATGAGCTACAATCCTCCATTACATATTGGTAAAATCACGGATATAGATCACTATGATCGCCCTCTTGTCAGTGATATTATATCATTGAGAGAAAATATTTGTGATTCTTATTATACTGATCATCCGAGATTTTATTCTCACGAATTTGAATTGTGGACTTCTGAACGCGAATTGATTGCAAAATTGGAGGTATGATGACAGACAAACATGGTGTTGAAGTGAAAATTGGCGACAAGGTAATTGGGATTGATATGAACTACACTCCTCCATTGCATATTGGTAAAATCGCGGAGCTATCGGTGGGCGGCGCACCAATAATATCGGTGGGCGGCGCACCAATAATATCGGTGGGCGGCGCACCAATAATATTGGAAGAAAATACATATAGGTTTTCTCCTTCCTTTTATTCTTATGAATTTGAATTATGGACTCCAGAACGTGAATTGATCGTAAAGTTGGAGATTTGAGGAACATCTTGACAAATGAATTCATGTTTGGTATTATTGAAGAGTAGCAAATAACCCAAATCGAGGAGAATGACATGATTAAGAATTTTGGACTTGGTATTGCAATTCCGATTTCCATTCCCATATGGGATGCCTGTTTTCTTTCGGTTTCTCTGCCACCATGCTACTGTTGAATGGCACCCCGTTCGATTGGAAGAATTTCTTTGTGGTGTGGGGCATTGTATCATTTGTGTCAGCCTTTTGGTATTTTGTTCTGGCCATGATCAGAGAATACCATTCGTAACTATTTCTTCTTGGCGATCAATACCAGATCATCATCGGAGTATATGGTATTGTCAATAGGCATAGAAAGTTGATTTCTTGGATCGTATGCCTTAACTTCAAAATCAGGATCGTTTCTCAATTTATCCCAAATTTTCTTTCCGCCTATTGTTTGAGATTCGTCTGACATGATAGAAAATCCTTTGTTGAGTAAAAACTTGTATAATTTCAATGGAATGCCATGACCTGCATATGATGGGGCAATCGCCAACCCAGCAACTTGATAAAACGATTTACTTTTCGTTAGATCCATGAATAGCACGCACTTCTTACTCACAGAATCATACACACAAATATGAACCTGACCGAGTTGACCTTTTATCATGAACATTGGAAAATTGTCCAGTGTGCCAATCGAATGCACTGGATATTTTGTTTTTAGAGAACTCCACGTTTTTAGGGAATCTGTGTACCAATAAGTATCAGGTTCTTTTTCTGGCATTAGATAAATTTCATTGATGTTCATACTGATATTTATCTTGCAACACTGTTTAACCAATAGGAGAAAAATATGATTACCGATACCGACCGTCTAGATTGGTTTTTGAACACTCCAAGTGCGCGTTTTTGCAATTACAATACTTCGGAGTTTGAGACTAAAATGGTGTACAACGCACAAGGCGCGTATAAAACCGTTTACGGAAATACGATGCGCGATTGTATAGACAAAGTGCTAATGGAAAATATTTAACTTAAAGTAATTTTACAGTACAAATATCTTAATGTCAACTAAAAACAGTCACACCGTGCAGGATATGAAATTGCTGAAGTTGGGAAAAGGTGATCCAATCGAATTGCAAGCGCAGATCAAGTTGCATTCGGATGGTTTGAGAATTCTTCCGAAGTTTGACAAGGAATTCAAAGCGGAAATTCATGCTAATGACAGGAATCTCATTCGTTTAAACCTAAATTGAAACCGCTTGACTTTTCACGATCTGTTTGTTATTATTGAAGAGTGGCAAATAACCAAAAACGAAAGAGGAAATATGCCGACTGATACTAAGAAAAAGAGTGCAAGCACTTGTAGTGATTTTTTCAACTGTTGTGATTGTGGTGGGATGGTGATTGTGGTTGCGAATATTGTTTTTCGTGCAACGCCTGTGATGCTTGTCTAAGCGACGATGACGATGACGATGCGGAATGTGAAAATCTTACTCACAACGAGTAAGATAACAAAAAAGTACCAATAGGAGAAAAATAATTTATGGCAATTGAGCAGATGGATGCGACGAGTACCCAAAAGATTCGAGAATTGATTTTTGAAGCTATGAAATCGTTTGATGAAATTGATGCACTCAAGGAAGCAACAAACAGCACTATCAAGGCAGTCAGTGAAGAATTTTCAATTCCTCCAGCAATTATGAAGAAGGCAATTTCAATTGCAAGGAAAGGAAAGTTCTCCGACGAAGAGAACAAGTTGGCAGATATTGAGAGAATCCTTTCAATGACTGGACACAAGAATTAAAAAAGGCCGAATTAATTCGGCCTTTTTTTTGACAATACATGGAGGAAAGTATGTACAAGATTGACAATTTCATGATTGGTGTTGTGAATAAACTTTTAAATTTTCTGAATGATTATTTTGGAATTTCTCAGAAAATATTTGAGCGACTTCTCATGGTAATTATTTTTGGAAATCAGATTTTGGAACTGGAAAAGCATTACTCTTTGTATGTGCTGATTGTTGATCTTGCATTGGCTACTGTTGTTTTAAACCAGCATCGGCTTCCCTCAACTGCTCGATGTGTTTATTGGCAAAATCCTTTCATTAAAATTATGCGAGTTTGTGGAACCATATATACATTTTGCATAATTGTTGCAACGATTATTGTCTATGGTGGCCCATACGATTTAAGTAATATCAATTATACCTTTATCGAGGTTTGCGCAATGCTACTATTCTACTCGTTTGGTTGCAATATCGATGGAGAACGTGGAAAGAATGGAAAGATGGCTTGGAACAAGATCAAGGAACTATTCGGAACATCGTGGATTGCTATTCCGGCTGGATCTAAAATCTAATTTTGGAGGCATAATGAAAAAGAAAAGTGAATTGGTTAATGGAGAGTATGCAAGATTTGTGAATTACCAAGCAGGGTTCAAAAACAAGTGTGCGACTTGTATTGGGAAAATTGAAAATACTTTGTGGAATTCACTAACTAATAGGAATTGTGACTGCCCACTAGACAATAATGCTCAGGTACAGGTCTTGGATAATGAAGATATTGTTCAAATTTTTCTGGAGATATAAATACCGTCATATGAAAAAACTTTTGTTATTATTAATCTTCCCATTTTGTCTCAATGCTCAGACAGTTGTGACCTACACCGATTGGTCCACCGATCCACAGGTATTTCAATCTGTAAAAGATATTCCAAAAGAAAAATCACATTTCACATATCCCGGAGCCAGTAAGGTAACTTTCTCAGATCATTTTGGCTCTGGGAGTACGCCTGTATACGCACTGGATGCCGAATTTCATCCTGCTTGGCAAGTATCGACCTCCGATACCAATTATCTGAAATACGTCTCTCTAAGGGGCTATACAGACCTTTCTTCTCAAATCAATTCCAATCCAAATGCAATCAATTTGTCCATTCAAACCAACATGCGTTATAAAAATAATTTGAATCGTTCATGGTTTCGGTATCCAGAAACGAATTCAGATATTGTTGGTTCAGAATATGACTATTATACCCAAACATTAAATTATTTTTCGGGTGGAGATTTGTTAGAACCGATTGCTGTTCTCAAACAAGGAACATTTGTTCTCAAAGGTGGAATAGGAGTAATCTCAGGTAAGCATTTGCGAATGGATAATAAGACAAGTTCAAATCCAATTATGCGAATGACTTTTCGAGGACAATCCTTTATCCAAACAAATCACGGATTAACAATTTCTTCAAAATGGAAATTGGCAATGCCAATTTATGATGAGCCAGAAATCTTTTCAAATGGAACATCGATCAAGCCAACAGAAATTTGCACATCAAAACCTAGAAATTATGTGAAGACAACCATTGCGCAAAAATTGAATTCCTATACATCATTAACTATTACTGAATCAGTCGGCAAACTTCCTCCTAGTTTTTGGAAAGTGAAGAACAATGTTATTATTGGATTCCAATTCACAACAGGATCAGGAAAAAGCGAATAAAGAGTTTACCTTCGATTGACAAAATCTTCAATATCCGTTATCATTAGAATATGAAAAAAGAAGATTTAAAAGTTGGAGTCTATTTTCGATATACAAAAGAATATCAACATGAGTGCAAATTCGTTTCCAAAGGACTTTGGAAAGTGGTTGAAGGGATTAACCCCGGCAATATAAACATTTTGTGTATTGTCAGTGGGGGTGGAGTTTTGGTTAATCACGAACCATTCCGCCCCATCACCTTTGGGTGGTGGAGGGAAAATATTGTAGAAATTGTTCCATATAACGAAGTTGTTCAACTAATGCTGGAAATCTAACTGAAAGGACCGTAGAATATGAAAAAAGAAGATTTAAAAGTTGGAGATTATTTTCGTTCTTCAAAAGAAGCTCGAAATGAAATCGCCAGCGCTTGGCGCGGATTTGTAGAGTTAAAAAGCCTTTGGAAAGTTGTCGAAATACTTAACGATGGTGATTTCATAGTTGAATGTTTCGTAACCAACCGGGGAAAATTAATTAATTCATCCCCGTTCCGATGGACAGGGCAAAATATTGTCGAAATTGTTCCATATAACGAAGTTGTTCAACTAATGTTGGAACTCTGATTGAACTGAAATTTTTAAAATGGTAATATAAATAATAAGGAAAAATTATGAGTTATGTAAGTGCATTTCACGATAAAAATACAGATTTGATTAGAGTAGTTGAGCGAGTAAATGGGGAACGAATTATTAAGGACTATATTCCCGATAGACACTTTTTCGTTTCAGATCCTAATGGATCAGATAAATCGATTTACCAAACCCGTCTGAAGAAAGTTGTATCCAAGACGAAGCAGGAGTTCTATAAGAACGTAACGGCTCATCGTGGGAAGACATTATGGGAATCCGATTGTAATTTGGTATTTCGAACTTTGGCTGAAAATTATCGTCATAAACCTGCCCCAGATCTTCATGTAGCTTTTCTCGATATTGAAAGTGATTTTTGTCAGATTCGGGGATTTGCACCAATTGAAGATCCATTCAACAAGATCACTGCAATCACGGTATATTTGTCATGGGTAGATAAACTTATAACATTGTCTATACCTCCAAAGCATATGTCTATGGAAGAAGCCAATGCCATTGCTGGTGAATTTGAAAATACTATTATTTTCGATGATGAAATAAAAATGCTAACTGCGTTTATGGATATTATTGAAGATGCAGATGTGCTGACTGGTTGGAATTCAGAAGGGTATGATCTTCCATATATTGTAAATCGTATCAAAAAAATTATGGGAGCCAGTGAAACTCAACGGCTATGTTTATTTGGAGAATATCCAAAAAGTAAAACCAGTGTTAGTTTTGGCAATGAATATCAAACGTATGAATTGGTTGGAAGAGTTCATGTTGATTTGTTGAAAGCATATCAAAAATTCACATATGAAGAACGTCATAGTTATTCACTTGATGCAATTTCCGAACACGAACTTGGAGAGCGAAAAACGCCGTATGAAGGTTCTTTAGACGAGTTGTATCGAACGGATTATCGTTTATTCTTGATATACAATCGTCAAGACGTTATGCTTATTAAGCGTCTTGAAGACAAAGTGAAACTTATTTCCTTACTGTGTGATCTTGCGTTAGACACTACAACTACCATGCCAATTTGTATGGGTAGTGTCGCCATGATGGATCAAGCAATTATTAATCGTGCTCACGATCTTGGTATGATAGTTCCAAATAAAGCGAAAAGAATTTCCAACGAAGATTCCGATGACGATTCATTTGACGAAGAAGGCGCTGCTGGTGCATATGTTGCAGATCCAAAAGTCGGAATACACAATTATGTTGGAGTAATCGACATTAATTCGTTGTATCCAACCTGCATTCGCGCATTAAATATGGGATTGGAAACCATCGTGGGACAATTAAGACCAATAATGACCGATCAATTTTTAACCAATAAATTGAAAGAACGTGCTATGACATATTCTCATGCATGGGAAGGGCAATTTGGTTCTTTAGAATATCAATCTCTCATGAATAAAACCGATGACTTACTTACAATTGATTGGGAAAGTAGTGGAAAATCAGATACCTTGTCTGCAAGTGATTGTTATGAGTTGATTTTCAACTCAGATAATAAATGGATGATTAGTGGAAATGGAACAATATTTTCATATGAACGCGATGCTATTATTCCCGGACTTTTGGCAACATGGTATAAAGAACGCAAAGAGTTTCAAAAGAAGAAAGAAGCGGCCCTTGATCCAAAAGAGAAAGATTATTATAATCGTCGTCAGCACATTAAAAAAATCACTTTGAATAGTTGTTATGGAATCTTGTTATCAAAATCTAGCAGATTCAATGATAAGAGATTTGGTCAATCAGTTACTCTGACAGGAAGAGTGATTGCGAAACATATGAATTCGTTTGTAAATGAATGTATAACCGGAAAATATGATTTGAATGGTGAATCAAGAATTTATGCCGATACCGATAGTGTACAATTCTCAGCATATTCTTTTCTAAAAGCACAAATTGATTCTGGAGAAATCCGCTTTGGAAAAGATGAAGCAGTCCAAATGTATACAGCGATTGGTGATATGGTAAATGATTCTTTTGCGCCATTTATGCATAAAGCCTTCAATTGTCCAGAGGAACAATATGGATCATTAATTAAAGGCGTTTGTGAAAGTGTGGGATCAAGAGGTTTTTACATCAAAAAGAAACGATATGCAATTTTGAATTATTATGTTGATGGTGTTAGATTAGATGATAAGCCAAAGCTTAAAGCAATGGGTTTAGATCTTCGACGCTCAGATACTCCAAAAATTGTTCAAAAATTTCTCAAGAATATTCTGATGGATGTATTGACTACTGGCGATGAAAAAACAATTATTCAAAAAGTGAACTCTTTCAAAGAAGAGTTTGCTAAACTTGAACCTTGGAAACAGGGTACACCAAAGAGAGTTAATAAATTAACCCATTACAAAAATCTCATTGATGCTGGAAAGGGTAATAAAGTTCCGGGGCATGTTCGGGCTTCTATTAATTGGAATACTTTTCGAGAACTGAATAAAGACCTGACTTCAGCAAAGATCACCGATGGTATGAAAATTGTTGTTGTTCCATTGAAAGGCGAACTGTATGGTATGAAGAGTGTTGCATATCCAACCGACGAATCTCATCTGCCAAAATGGTTTACAACTCTTTCTTTTGATACAAAATCGATGATGGAATCCGTTGTGGAAAAAAGAGTTGAAAATCTTCTTGGAAAACTTCCAATGTGGGAACATATTGAGAATAATACAAAAAATTTAGCTTCAATCGATGATTTTTTCGAGTAATGGTTGACAAAATCTTCAATATCCAGTATCATTAGAATATGAAAAAAGAAGATTTAAAAGTTGGAGTCTATTTTCGATATACAAAAGAATATCAACATGAGTGCAAATTCGTTTCCAAAGGACTTTGGAAAGTGGTTGAAGGGATTAACCCCG